GCTGTAGCAGCAGTTGCACTATTATAACCATCTAACAAATCAGCATTAAGGTTGTTAACTACGGTAGTTGAACTTACAGTAAAAGGAGCAGTGCCAGTTGCTACATTTGATGTAATTGTTGAAGCAGTTATTGATCCATTTACGCTTAGACCTGTCAATGTACCAACTGACGTTATATTTGGTTGTGCTGCTGTGGTAACCGTACCTGCTGTATTAGCAGCACCATGTAACGTTCCTGTAAAGTAATTTGCAGATACATTGTTACCACCTGAAATATTGCCTGCATTAATATTGCCTGTAACAATTAAACTTGACAGACTACCGACACTTGTTATATTCGGCTGTGCCGCAGTTGTTACCGTACCTGCTGTGGTTGCACTTCCTGCGCTGTTTGCATATGTAGCATTAGCTACGGTTCCAGTAACATTGGCTCCAGCAACGCTATTGGCAGTTGTCGCATAAGTGACTGCACCTGATACATTTGCGCCCGCTACACTGTTAGCAGTTGTAGCATATGCAACTGCACCTGATACATTGGCACCATTACTACTTGAAAGGCCGAATCCATTGCCGAATAAATTACCTGAATTTATATTACCTGTTACTGTTAAATTACCTAAAGTACCAACTGTAGTTATATTCGTTTGTAAATTAGTTGTAAGCGTACCTGACACGTTTGTAAATGCCCCTGTGGTACCACTTATATTTCCAGCACTTACGTTTCCTGTTATTGTTAATGCATTTGTTGATTTATTAAATGTCATACCTGATACAGCATTCAGGCTACCTGCATCATTGAATAACACCTGTGTATTACTACCTGGTGCTGTGGTTACATTTGCTGGCGTAATCCATTTTACACCACCTGCACCATCTGATAATAAAAATTGATTATTTGATCCACCTGTTATTACAACATTAGAATTCGGACCTAAGTTACTTAAACCATTAACTGTGAGTGCTGTTAAAGTACCTAAACTTGTAACGTTGGGTTGTGCATTAGTAGTTAATGTACCTGTAAATAGATTAGCTGTTATTCTATTTGCGCCATTAATATTACCTGCACTAAGGTTACCTACAAAGTTTCCTGTACCTGCAACATTAATACCTGTGTTTGTAATTGTCGCTATGTTACTAACACCCGTCACACTAATTAAAACGTTGCCGTTCGCTGAGACACTAACATTGCTGTTGCCATTTAAAATTTGACTACCAGCACTAACAGAAATGTTTGTTAGTAGACCACCATCGCCTTGAATAAAATTAGCAGATAATAAATTTCCTGCATTGATATTACCTGCGGTTACATTTCCTGTTACACTTAAACTTGTTAACGTTCCTACGCTTGTAATGTTTGCTTGTGCATTTGCTGTAACTGTAGATGCAGTAGAAGCACTTGTTGCATTTGACACTGTTCCAGTAACATTAGCACCAGCAACGCTATTTGCTACTGCTGCATAACTAACTTGTCCTGATACGTTAGCCCCAGCTACGCTATTTGCAAGTGCAGCATAACTCACTTCACCTGATACGTTAGCGCCCTGTATGTTACTTAAATTATTACCTGCACCTACAAATAATGTAGCACCTATATTGCCTGCATTAGCGTTACCGCTTACATTCAGCGTAGTTAAAGTACCAACTGAAGTTATGTTTGGTTGTGAAGCAGTTGTTACTGTTCCAGCAGTTGTCGCACTTCCTGCGCTTCCTGCTGTTACAGCATAGGTAGCATTAGCCACTGCTCCAGTTACATTAGCCCCTTGAATATTACTTAAATTATTACCTGCACCTACAAATAATGTAGCACCTATATTACCAACGTTTGCATTACCACTTACAGATAACGATGATAAAGTTCCAACACTTGTTATATTTGGTTGTGCATTATCTACAACTGTATTTGCTATTGAAGCGTTGCCTGCTGAGTTAGCAGTCCCATATAAGTTGCCAATAAAATAGTTTGCTGTAACCGAGTTTCCTAAATTAGCGTTTGCTGCTATTAGATTGCCTGATATGTTACCAGTGCCAGTAACTTCTATTCCTGAACTATGTACATTTAATTTAATTGATCCTGCCACTCCAGTGACCACATTACCACCCGAAGCAATTACATTACTATAACTTGTTCCATTTACAATGACTGCACCGGCTACAGCAGTAACATTAGATAATAAACTACCATCACCGATAAAATAATTAGATGTTACACTATTTCCTAAATTGGCGTTGCCAGCTGAAATATTAGCAGTAAATACTGCCTCTGTTGCTCCTAAGTTACCTACATTTGCATTACCTGTTACACTTAATGCACCTGCTGTGGTGATATTGCCACCTGATACATTTCCTGTTGCACTTACAGTACCACTAGTAGTAATGTTTCCTCCTGATACATTACCTGTTGCAGTTATTAATCCTGCAGTACCTAAATTTCCTACGTTAGCATTGCCTACAACGTTGGCATATCCACCTATGTTAGCATTACCGGTTGTTATTAAATTACCTGTTGTTAAATTATTAGGTAAATCAACTACTAAAACTTGAGATCCTTGTGTAATAAGTGCGCTTGTTCCGCCATTTCCCCCAACCCCTATACTTAACGTTGACGTTGAAACTTGTACACATGCTATATTGGCAGTGACAATAACATTACCTGTAGGAGAATTTACAGATATACCTGCACCTGTAGTTCTGTTTACTGATGTTACTTGAGAGCCAGATGTGAATGCAAATAATTCTGTAAAGTTATTTTGAACTTTTTGAAACGCTGTTCGTATGGCATCGGCATCTGGATCGTCTGGGAAAGTACCGAAGTCTATATTCTGTTGGGCCATATCTTTTACCTTATTCAGTATTTATCGTTACAGAAGCAAATATTCTATCCAAAAAAATACCCGACCGAAGTCGGGTTATTCTTTCAAGTATAAACTTAACGTATACCTGCTAATACTTTCCAATCATAAATCATATCTGATTGTACACCCTCGTTTGTTGGGCCTGTACGACCTGCTTGATTTGCAATTACAGGAATAGTTGTTTGACCTGTTGATTTAGGCTTGTTTAATCCACCTGAAATTACTTTTGTCATAAACTCTATATCTTGTTCAAAGGTAGCATCTGTTCCCTTACCTGGACCATCACCTACTTGATTAGCCCATTCGTCAAGCTTTTCTTGCTCGTCATCTTCTGATTCAGCCATACCTTCTTCAGGTTCTTCACTTGCTTCACCACCATCACCACCTTCGTCAACCTGTTCTTCGTTGTCATCGGCAGCTTTTGCTAATGCTGCATCACGCACAGCATCGCTATTTACTTCATTGGCTTCATCATTATTGTTTGGATTTATTTCTTCTTCTGCAACATTATAAGCCATTTGGTCTTCCGTTTCTACTTCATCAACCATTTCTTGACCTTCGTCGCATCCGCAATTTGATTCACCACAAACTTCACATGATTCTTCATGCCCATGATCGCCTTGTTCTTCATCTTTATAGTCAGCGCCACTATCACCACCGCCTACTAACTTCATAAGCTTCATCATACCGTCATGATCATCTACAACATCAATACCACCTGGTTGTGATTTAGCAACTTCAGGGCTACCATAATGACTTTGTTGTTCATCACCAAACAGTCCTAAGCCTGCTTGTTTAATTAAACCTAGTAATTGGTCTGCTTCACCATCTTGTGCTGTCACTGTAACACTATCTGGAGCTCCTTGATTACCTTTACTAATTGAAACGCTCATGCCTTCATTAACTAGTGTTGTAAGTTTGCTATCCCAGTCTTTGATTTGTACATCTTCATATACATCAAAAGGATTTTCTTTTACAGGAATTGATCTACCACCTATATGAATTTTTTCACCTGGTTGAATTCCATCCGCTTTTGCGGCTTGAACTGCTGCACCAAATGCATTACCTTCATCCATATCATGTGCGCCATAACTTGCCATATCATCAACAACGGCAGTAGGTGATTCTTCACCAACTAGTCCTTGTATAGGCATTTGACCGTAGCATTCATCTAAACCAACTTTGTAGCCTTCATGATATTGGCGTGCTTCTTCCATATCTTCGTAACGGCAATTATAACCTTCTTTAGCTAAAGCATGTGATTTACCTGCATGAAACGCTGCTTTAATTTTATGACTCATACCTTCTTTAACTTCTTTTTTCTTTTTAGCATCCTGTGCTGCTTTAGCTATTGATTCTTTCTTGTTATGATCTTTATCAATATCAGGAAAATCTGGTTTAGCTTTCTTAGCTTCTAACGTTAATGGGCTTGATAAACTATCATTAGGAGGCATATCTGCTTCATGCATTTTCTTTAAAGTCATTGCTAATCTAGCTTGCTTACCTAATGTACCTGGTGCATGTTCTTTTTCTTTTGCAAACGCTGCAACACTTTTACCTGCTGCTTTTGCTTTTGCTGTAAATGCCCCTGGATGTTTAACAGCCTTTTGAATCCATTTTTCACCCTTCTCTTCGCCTAACTCTTTACCTGCAAGACTCATTTCACCTTTACCAATAGCATTTTTTATTTGTGCTGCAAGTGTAGGATTCTCAATTGTACCAAGAGTTTTTGTCCCTTGTTTGATTACTTGAGTTTTTTGTTGTGCAGGATTAATTGTGATTTGTTCTGCTTCTTTTAATGCTTTAGCATCAATTTGATCAAAATATTCTTTTAAGCTATGCTTTTTCTTTGGTAACTTTTCAAGCTCTTTACTTTTCTTAGGAGCTTTACCTATCATACTTTGTAAGGTTTTACCTGCTTCCTCACGGCCTTTCTGTTTTTTCTTTTCTTCAGGGCTACTTGCATGTGCTCCAGTTTTCGATGGACGACCACGACCACGTTTCTCTACTGGCTTCTTAGCATCTTTATCGCCGTCTTTTTCTTCACCTTCTTCATCGGTGTCATATTTGCGACCATAGCCGCCCGGGTCTGCCTTGTGAACACGACCTTTTTCGGTCTCTTTAGTTGCTTCACTAAGCATTGATAATTTATCTAACATATCTTTGAAATTCATTTTATTGGTCCTTTATCTCGTAGCGCCTATTGCAGGTTTTTGTGGTCTTGTAATTGTAGACATAGGGCTCTTGGCGCCTTGTGGATCTTGTGGAATTGCTTTGAATGGATCAAACGCATTTGGGGTTTTTGTCCCCTCATATGGTATGTCAATTGTATTACCCTTCATCGCTTCTTTTATACTACCTAAATAGCTTTCACCATATGCTTTACTAGCTTCTTTAGCACCTGGCATTTCACCCATTTGTTCTTGTGTTAACAATGGACTTTCACGCATTTCATTAGCATAACCTTCTGCTTCATTATTAATACTATCATCATAAGTAGAACCTACTACACGAACCATATTAACATTGTATCCTAACAATTGAGCAATTTGTTGAATCATTGGCTCTGTTGCAGGATAACGAAATTCAGCTTTAATAATTGTAATTGATTGATTACTTAAATTAGGAAAGCCATATGGATCCTTTTGAATAGGTGTAGATGTTGGTTCGCTGATTTTAATTGGATCAAATTTGTTTAAATTAAATTTAAACATGTCTAACCAATTTTTATCAACGTCACCTGCAATTTTAATAGTATAATTGTAAGTGTGAACACTTTCAACAATGTATTGTTTAAGGCTTTTCATTTGTAATTCCTGTATTAAGTATTTATCATCAACTTACGTTTTTTGGTGCCAAAGCTCTAAGCAATTCATTACGGTCTAATCTTTGACCCTCGCCTAATGGGGTAGCTTCTATTTCTTCAATTTTGCTTGCCGCTTTTTGGTCTAATGCAGCTTTCTTAAGCTGTAACTCAATCATTTTAATTTTTTTATTAATCTTTGCTGTTTTAGCTGTAATTGCATGACCTAGCATTGTTCCTGCGACACCAAAAATTTCAGCACTAAAACGACTATCTACTTGCATACCCAGATCCATTAAATCTTTGTAACTATTTTGTGCGAGTTCTGCTAAACCATCCATTTCAATATCAGCAGATTCTAATCCACGAACTTGAGGTAAAGCATTTTCGATTTTTTCCAAATTACTGTAAGCTTGTTTAGTGATTTCTTCAGCAATTGGTGCATTTAGTTCGTTGACAGTATGGTCATCCGACATTGGCATTTCAAATAATTCTTGTAATTTTTTGGTCATAAAAGTATTTATTAACCTCTACGCCCATTATAGAAAAGATCATCCTCAGTTACTACTCTAAATGTATAGCCCTGCTGCTTACAATATGCCATTGCTGCACCCCATTTGGCATGATTAATGGCAACTACCATTCTATCTTTTGCATTTGCTACACGGCTTTCTATTAAACTTTGTTTTTTTGGTTTAATTTCAACAACTTCTGCCTTTTGCTGTCCATACTTATTTTCATAAACAACAAAAAAGTCTGGCACATATTGTGTCATTTTACCTGTTAATGGATGACGATAAGGAATTCTTAAAGCTTCGCTAGCCCAATATATAACATGCTTATTATTATCGCAAAATGTCATAAAGGTTAGTTCCCAACCTGAACGATATTTTGGCTTGTGCTTACCAACGTACTTTTGAGGATTTTTTACCTCATAAATCCCTTGTGCCCAATTACCCATATCATTGTACGATGTTTCTTGCTACA